AAATTTATGGATTATAAACCAAGCCCTTATAACTTCAGCGAGGACAGCTTTTGTTCTGAACCTTGGAGCCAACTTGAAATATCATCAAACGGAGATTTTAGTATCTGTTGTTTAGCAAACTATGATGAAACGTTTGGGATGGCTAGAGATGAAGACGATCAAGTTATGAATGTAATGACACATGACTTTGACGAAGCACTAAACAGTAAAACACACAAAGATCACAGACTACAATTATCTAGAAATGAAAAACCACAACGTTGTCGTAATTGCTATGAGTCAGAAGAAGCTACTAAAGGAATGAAAGGCACACGTTACGGGAAGAAGTTAAGAGAACGTGGCATTAGTAAGAGAATGAGAGTTTCAATTGGTACAGCCCAACGTACTAAAGGTTATGTAGTTCCAAGCCAAGCACACTACTATATGCAACCAGATGGTTCAACAACATCAAGAGTAGTTAACCTGCACATACGATTTGGTAACTTATGCAACATGAGATGTGTGATGTGTAGCCCTCAGCATAGTAGTATGTGGTATGACGACTGGATTGCATTTGATTACTACGACGGGGAACCAATCTTTAAACTAGGAAAATATAAAACATTTTACTTACTACCTGATAAGAATGGTAAAACTGATATTGCAAATTCAGAGAAATGGTGGCAGACACAAACTTGGAGAGACAAGTTTGAAGCAATCATTCCTAGACTAAGACACATATACTTCACAGGCGGAGAACCCTTTGTTGTTCCTGAACTAGAGCAAACGTTAGATAAACTAATTGAAGCCGATACAGCAAAAGAAATGACATTAAGATTTGACACTAACTTAACAATCATTAACAAAAGATTACTAGAAAAGTTAACTAAGTTTAAACAGGTATTCTTATGTATAAGTGTCGATGATACAGAAGAAAGATATACATTAATTCGTAACCCTGGTAATTGGGAAAGGTTTATTAGAAATTTAGAGATGGTTCAAGAATTTCCTGGATTAGAAATTGAGTACCTTAGTAGTTGTGTAGGAATACAAAGTCCTTATGCTATATTTAGAGTAATTGAGCTATGCGAGAAATACCAAGTTAAGGCTAACTTTAGATTTTTAGAAGGACCTAAATGGTTGGATGTTAGATATCTGCCACGAAGTGCTAAAGAAGAAATTATTCAAAACTTTTATCACTTCAACGAAACATACGAACATTCACAGAAATATAGAAATTGGATCTTCTCAATGATTAGATTGTTAGAAAAATATATTGATGATGATAAATTAGAAGACCAATACTTTCATTTAAACGAATATATAAAATACATGGACATACTTGATCAACGTAGAAAACATAAATGGAGAGTTGTATTACATGACGTATACGATTTACTTTCTAAACATTGTGATCCGGAAAAGATAGAGAACTTACATGCAACACCTAGTTCAACTGAATAAAATTGATTTTATTTCAATATTTAAATTAGCAAATAATATAAAGTCAGCTCCTACAGAATTTCAAGAAAGTTTAAAAGGTAAAATAATAACTAACTTATTTTACGAACCAAGTACAAGAACTAGCAGTTCTTTTGCTAGTGCAATGTATAAACTTGGCGGACAAGTAATTTCAATTAATGATGTAAACTATAGTTCGGTGTCTAAAGGAGAAAATCTAGAAGATACTATTATTACAATGTCTAACTATTGCGACTTAATTGTATTGAGAAGTCAACAAGCAGGTGATGCATCAATAGCATCAAAAGTAAGTAAGGTTCCTATAATAAACGCAGGTGATGGCAATGGAGAACATCCTACACAAACACTTTTAGATTTGTATACAATCTATAAAAAATTTAACAAGATCAAAGATCTTACAATTACATTTATTGGAGATATAGAAAACGGCAGAACAGTACATAGTTTAGATAAAGCATTACCTAATTGCAAAAAGCATTTTATAGATACATACGATAAGAGTATATGGCCAAAGAGTGATGTTTACTATCTAACGAGAGTACAAAAAGAAAGAGGAAGTAGTGGTAGTTACAGTATGAAGAAAGAACATATACATCACATACCAGAAGATGCAATAGTTATGCATCCGTTCCCACGCAACGAAGAAATACCTGTTTGGTTTGATAAAGATCCAAGAGCAAAATATTTTGAGCAAATGGAAAATGGATTATATATTAGAATGGCTCTATTAGTATTACTTCTTAAAACAGACCAAGAAATTTCTTCCTTTGACTTTGAGCAGACCATATCTTTCTAGGATTACCGTAGTGTACAACAGCACAACCTGGAATCTCTTTTGTTGTCCTCCAAGGATCAACAACTATACTACCTTTAGCAAACTTAAAATAATATCCTGATTCTGTTGCTTTTACACCCGTACCAGCATATGTTACTTGTTCATTGTGTGCTAATAATATAACTGCTTTCATATTCTTTTTAGGTAAGTTGTCACCAGTTAATGGATCAACATAGTATACTTGATTTAATTCGTGTGCGGCATATTGTGCTACTAGTTCGCTATAACTACCAACTGTATATTCAACTCCTGGCTTATATGCACGACCATGTATAACAATAGGCAAGTTATATTCTGTTGATAGTTCAAGTAAACGTTCTGCCATTTTTTTCGCCTGCATATCTCTAGACTGCATAATAGAATGAAATAGATCATATCCTAAATTTAATTTCTGTGCAAGAAAACGTAGTGCAATATTATCTCTAGGATGGCAGGCTCCTCCGTCTCCCATTCCAGCAGTCATATATTTTGGACCAACAATACGTTGAGTTGCTTTCTTTAATGCATCAGTAACAACATCAACATTAATATTTCCATTTGCTTCTGCAACGTCTTGTATCATATTGACTAAACCAATCTTAACTGAAATAAAAGTATTATAAAAAACTTTAATTGCTTCAGCTTCGTCCCAGGTACCAATATTAATTTCTGGATTGTTTTCTAATAAAGGTTTATAAAAATCAACTAGTATTTTAGCATCACCAGTTTCTGTTCCGTCTTCTGTTCCTATAATTAAACATTCAGGATTTACCATATCCCAGGCAACACTACCCATAGCAATCAAATAAGGATTGTAAATAAAACGAGCATGTTTAATATGGTCTACTAATTCACTTCTAACTGTTCCAGGTAATACTGTACTAATAAGAACTACTAACTGTGTTTTGTTTACATGAAGATCAATTTCATCTAATGCTCTTTTAACTATACTATAATCAAAGTCTTTTGGTTCTTTATCTGCAATTGGAGTACTTCCTCCGTAAGCAGGATCATGTGGAGTAGGTACAGCAACAAATATAATGTCTCTATCTTTTACAGTATCTTTAATAGTATGTCTTACACTAACTTTAATCGAAGATACTTTTGCAATATCGTATCCTGTAACATCATATTTTTCTGCCATAACTTCTGCACAAGGCATTCCTAGTTTACCTAGTCCAATAAATCCAACTTTCATTCTTCCATTCCCCATTTAATTTTTAACCAAAGTCTGTCGTAGTAATAATATACAATGGTCCATCCTATATTAGTAACAACTGAAACACCTAGGGCTTCGTCGGTTTCTTCGCCCATAAGAACTAACATTATCCATATTGTTAGTATAATCCATAATCTATAAATTAATGCTTTTACTATTGTTCGTGTTCTAGTTTCTCTTCTCATATACTCTCAAGGCATTCAATAATATTTTTTGAAGTTAGTCTTTTAACTTCGCTATTATTTAATATCAAACTCTGATTATGTTTGATCGCTTCTTGACAGTTAATTAAAATATCTTTAAATTCTTTTTCTGGTAATTCGATTATTCTTTTAATCTCTCGAACTAGTACTTCTGCACGTTCTAAATGGTCTACAATAGTATCGTATTCTTCGTTAATAAAAGGAGAGAAAGTTTTAAATCCCATAGAACGTAAAGAAGGTAAAAAGTCTTTAGCACCCATTACTAAAAATAGCTGTCCTTGTGCCATTGGCTTCCATAACTTTTCGCTAGGAAAAACATTCTGTGTAAAAAATAATGTTTCTGTTACAATATTAATTGGAAAGTTTTTATATAAATCAACATTAAAATCTGTAGCATGATTAGTAGCAAAGTCATCTGTATCTGCTATTAAAGGTAGTTTCTTAAATAAACTATTAAAAGGTTCTACTAAGTGATCAATAAAACCATTCTGATAATCTACAGTACGATCCCAGAATAAACGTACATTATCATGCCCAGCTGTTCGATAAGGTCCAGCCTCAGACATATGTTTAGGAAAACTTATTTCTATCTTATCAATTAGGCTTTCTCTTTCTAACATAGAAGCTAGTACCATTCTATGCGGATGAGGTCTACGATTAAGACACATAAGGCGTTTGTTGCCTGCAATATAATTAACTGGTTGTGGTTTACTTTCAACTCTATTACTAATCCATTCTGCAAAAAATCCATACCATACTATATTAAAATTGTTTTGCCTAGAAACCATATGTTCCCAATTAGTTAAAACTTTTTTACAATTATAAGATCCAGATACTACTGTAACTCTGTTATGTAAACTATGTTCGTTTACCCAATTATGAATAGAGCCAAAGTATTCGTCAAAACCTTCTTGACTATAATCTAAAACTATTTGGCAATCCTCATTATTCCAAAAACTTTTACGAGATTCATGAGTAAACCATTTTGTAATTGCATCAAGTTTATAACTAGACCAGCCTCCCATTAATCCTATAACAACTACATTAGAACCTGTACTAGATAAACCTTGTTCAAACAGTTTAACATTTACTTCTCTGTTAGTGCTTAGTAATGCAACATGATCTATTAATGGGTTTTTTGTAAAGTGATGTTGGTCTACTGTACCTGTTAAGTTTAGCACATACTGATAGCACCATCTACTTAAACAATGTTTGTGGTCCAACGGAAATCCAATTTCATCACAATAAAAATTAATTGGAGTTTGTTTCTTACTAGTGTTCCTCTCTGGCAATTTTTCAAGAGCAGAGTTTCTATCAGCTATCCATTTTGCTTTAGGAGGCCTATTACGTTTCCTTGTATTTTGCATAGACTAAGATAAGACGTGTAGTATATGATTATAATGCTGTTCTCTATCCTTAAGTCCGTTGGTGCCTCCGTTAATAAGTCTAGTTACTTTCTTAACGTCACCTTTATCACACCATCTATTAAGTCTACGAGTTTCCCAAAACCAGCCAGCACTTAAAACTGCAACTGGATTATCCTTGGCCATTTCTGGATTTTCTAATAAATCAATACCTAGTTCTTTACCACAAGCACGATAATTATTTTTACCAGTTAACTGAATAATACCTCTACCTCTATACTTCCATCCTTCGCCACTTGCTTCATCTCCGTTACCCATACGTCCGCCATAACTTCTATTACCAATCATTTCTTTATTACGATTGTAGACTGCGGCAATCTCTTTAGTCGGATAATGTCTAGGCCATACACGCATCAAAGCAGAACCGCTATAGTTAAGATTTTCTTCTGTATACCTAAAGTTTCCTGACTCGTGTGCAGTCTGTGCCAAGAACATTGCTTGACGTTGTGGGTTAATCATATCAAATGTATCAAATGTTTCGTTGATACCTTCTATAAATTTAGCAAGGTTAGCTTCTTTAGCTTTAGGCAAGCACTCCTTTAATGTTGCTAAATCAATATCTTTTGCGTCTGCCATTATTTTAATTCTCCTAAGTTACAATGCTTACTTAGCATTTCCCATGTACCTTTTGTCTGTACTTTCCAGTCTGTACCACGAGATGTATCTAGATAATTCATAATTCTTACATAACGTTTAACATCTTCTGGACTTTCGTATTTCTCATCTAAGTGATCAGTAGTCCATTCAACTACAAGTCTCGATGTAATAGTATCTACTTTACTATATATCTCTATAATTTCTTCTTTAGCTGAACGAGGTAAGCTCATTATACTATGCATCTTAGGACTATCTACAAATCTTATTTGAAACGGAATACCTTTGTTCATACAATATTGTTCAGTTTGTAATATAGAAAATATTGTTGTAGGTTGCATACAAGCAGTAAGTCTATAAAGTTTGACAACTCCGTTCTTCTCAAATTCTTTAATACGGGTAACGTTTTCATCAAACTTTTCCCACTTACCACCATGTCTTACAAATTCATAATTGTCTTCACTTGCATCAATACTACCAGCAATCTCTACATGCTTGAAGTGGTCCCAACGTTTTGCTAACTTAGTATTAATAACACTTAGGTTAGTGTCGTAGTCTAAGTAAACATCTTTAGCACGACCTGAAGCAATAATACGATCAAGCATCTCATCATGTGCAGGAACAATCATAGGTTCGCCTCCTGTGAGGTAAATGTGTTCTAAGTTAGGAAGCATCTGGTCAAATTTGTCCCACCATGTTTGTGTCTCCCACCATTTTACTTCTTGTTTGTTAACAAGTTTATTATGCTCGTTTCTAGATAAACGTTGTCTGCTACGTCCAAAACCCCATGGAGCATTTTCTCCATAAAAGCCTACCCAGTCCTCATACCATTTGTTACTATAGTTAGGTCCACATTGTACACAAGCCATATTACACAGGTTACCAAATCTAATATCTAGTGTAGTAGGCATCCAATCTACATATCCGTCTTTGTCCATTTTAACGTCTTTATAAGTGCTACCATCAACAATATGTGTGCTAGGATTTCTACGTTCCATACTTTGTCTTCTACTAGCGGCAATGTGTTTAATGTCACTACCAGTAGCAATTTCTCTATCTCTGCAACAACTACATATGTCATGCCAAGAGCCATCAGATTGCACATCGTTCTTTCTTACTTCACGATGCCACTTTCCGTTTAAACCTTCATTTGGGGAATGAGTCATTATGTTCATGAGCTTGCCATCTTCATCTGTCGACATGCCCTGATTGTAATCTAACCCGTTAGTTAATGCACAGAGTCTAAAGTCGCCAAGTGGAGTGATCATTAATCCCTGCCAGGGTAACCTGCAAAATGCCATATACTTAGATCCTTATTTCAATACTTTAGTAATTGTTCCGTTTTTAGTTTTCTTATAACCTTCAGGGATAACTTTAAATTCCTTATCTCCTTTATGGAAGTAAGTGTTTCTGCTCTCTCCGTATATTAATGCGTGTGAGTTATCCATCTGCTTCATATAGTCAATATCAGATTGTGTACGTTTTAATCTAATTGGTTGAGGATCTAATAACTCATCATAATGTTTTTCGAGATATAGAAAGGCTTCTTCTTTATTATCAAAGCCATTAACATCATTTCCATTACCATCAGTAACAGTCCAAATACCTTTAGTTAATGAGACAAAAGGTTTCTGTGTACCTTCTTCAACTTTATAAGCAACAATACTTTCAAGTATTCCCATTGTATCTAATTCATCATTGATCCACTCTACTGGATCTCCGTCTCTACCTTTTTGTGTTCCATAAGGCATGTCCTCTGCAAAGTGATCAAACAAATCTAAATATAAGTCTGTGTCGTAAATAGAAAATACATCACCGGATTGCTGAAGTGTCTTTGCGGCTTCTGGATGCTTTGCAATTATATCTTTTACAGCATCTTTTTCACTGGCGTAAGCCTGTGCTTTAGGAAAGTCAGGGTGACTACTATCAAAATCTTCGTTCATTTGTTTTTGTACTTCGTCCCACATCTTGCCAGCTTCTTCTGCTGACATGTGATCTTTGTGCATTGCAATAAAATCTTCTTTGTCATTTTCTTGTGCGTCTTGGTGCACACCTGACATCTTGCCTTCTGTTTTCATTGTTGACTTAGATTTTAACCAACCTTCTAATTGATCAATTTCTTTATCATATGTTGCTGTTGCTTTGTCAGTATCCATCTTTGCCTTCATGTATTTTGCATACTTGATTGCGGCTTTGAGATCTGCTGGCGAACTATCTTTAGTAGGATTAATTACTTCAGGCGGACTTGTAGCTTCAGACAGTCCAGAAAGTTTTAGAATTCTATTTAACTCATTATTAATCTGTTCTGCTTCGTTAGTAATGCTTTCACCAACTACTTCTCCATCTTCTTCTCCAGTACGTTTTACTTCGTCTTCAATAAATCCTACCTCTGCTTGATATACTGGATGGTCTGGTGGTAACATCTCTCCATTTTTATCGTGTATTACTATATTATCAACTTCCATACGATCTCTGCTATCATATGAAATATCAGCAGTATATGTGATCGGATAGTATTTGTCTTCTATTTCTGATGTTGTTCCAATTTGTAGAGGTTCTGCTTCTTCAACTGTTGTATCTCCAAAATCTTGGACAACATAATCAATAATTTCTTCTTTATCTTTTACAGGATCTAACTCATATTCTTGTGAATAAGAAGTATAATAATTTCTAACTACTTCACCTTGACTGCTTGGATCATTTAGTAATCTTTCTATTTCTGCATGGGGATTATCCATCATCGCAATATTTCTAAAAAAATTATCTGGTAGTTTCAATTGCTTCTTTTTTGCGAAGTCAATTGAATCTGCTTCTTCTACCGGAGCACCGTACACTTTACGGTATGCATACTTGCGAGCATCTTCAGGAGATAAACCGTCTTTCTCAAACTTCTTAGTAATCTTTTCTAATCTATATGCATCATAAGCATCTTTTGTTGCTTGGTCTGATTTCTTTTCCTGTCTGGTACCATGCCACAGATCTGACCAGGCTCCTTCATCTAAAATAGTATCATCATTAAGATCTCTTATTTTAGCATACATTTTATTAAATTCTTTATTTTGCATTTTTAGTCTCCTCAAAGATCTTATCTGTTATTAGTGCGGCTGTTTTTTCTGGTGAGTAAAGTGTACTCTCTGCCATGGAAACTTCTTTCTCATCTTCTGGATTAACAAATCCAAATCTATCTACCATTTGTAGTTTGCCTCCAATAACGAGAACATCTCCAACACTCATACTAGTATGTCCAGAACCGGACTTACTAATAAGCTCTCTTGCTTCACCTTCTGGTGACCAGTTTTCGCCTTGCATCATACCATAAACTTTTTCTGGATCAGTTTCTGCAATAGTACCAATCTTTACATGTGTATCTTGTAATGTGGCTTTAGTAACTTCTACACCACGTTCAGATAACCATTTCATTCCCATCATAAAATCTCTACCATTGTCTTGTTTCCAAAACCAAATCTCTGTAGGACCTGCTGGATATACATCTTCTAATGACTTATACATTTCTGCTTCGTTAACTTGTTCAACTGATTCTTTAGCAGTTCCAGCTGACTTGTTATTGTCCCAATTACCTAAATCCATTTCCATACGTTCTTGTTCTTCTTTTTCTTTAGCAACCTCATTACGAGTGGCTCCGCTAACTTGTCTAGACGATACAATTCCAAGATCCTTGGCATGTTTCTTAACAACATTGTCAACCCAATAACGCCATAACTTAACAGCCTTTTCAGGTTCGTAAATGCCTTTATCACGTTTTCTCATTAAGTTTTTAATGATTGGAAGGAATTGTTGTTGATATAATTCTGCGTCGTTATCGCCTATCATCATAATTTGATATGCCATATCTTTATCAACTACTTGGCCTTCTTCTAATTCTCTAGTAATGTCTTCGTATGTTAACTTTGGTTTAATATCTGCGGCTTCGTAAATTGAATCCATTTGATTATCATCAATATATGCTTCGTCCATTCCGCCTAATTGTTGCATAACTTCTTTACACATAATGCTAATATCACTTGAACCTAGCTCTTCTGCACCTTCGTGAAATTGTGCAACATCTTCGATTGCTAACATAATTGTCTGAGGATCTTGTCCTTTTTCAAGTGCTTTCTCTATCATACCATTAACAAACATACGTTGCTTAATTGCATCAGCTACTTCTTCTGCTGTAGCACCTTCGTAGCTCTCGCCAATCTTAATACGGTCTAATGATTTAGTTCTATTCATTAAGTCTTTAGCACCTTCTAAATCCTTGATAGTTGCTGTTTTGTATAGTTTCTGTAGTTCTAATTCTTTTTGTCTAATCTCTTGTGCAATATCTTTTGCAGTACGAGGAGCCTTTTCTTCTTGAACTGATTCATCAACAAATAACTCTTTAGCTCTCTTTACAATTAATGGCATAGCATTTGCATCTGCACCTTGCTCTGTTCTTAATACATGCAGGTCGTCCCATAGCTCATCATCAAAAAAGAATGCACCAACTTTATCTTCTGCACCCATCTTCATAATTTTTACCATTTCTTCTTCGCCATACTCATCGCCGTCAGCATTTGCAAACGGGTCTGGACCAACTGCTAAATTTTTTGTTTGAAGAAAGTTCATAAATTCATCTGAATCAACGTCATTAGACATAGTTCCTTCGTTAAGACTTCCTTCGTTAATACTTCCTTCATTTTCTGCAAGACCCATCTTTTTAGCAATCTTATAACGTAGCTGATCTGCATCACCAGGCTCCATATCAGCACTACCTTGACGGCGTGCCTCTTGGTCAACTTTACTTGCATTTTCTTTGCCTAGTTTATCTAAGTCTTTAAATCCCATTCTAGATTCTTGAACATCTTCAGACATAATTTCTACACCTGGATTGTCTTGTTTAATCATATACTCAACATCAGCAATTAATCTACTACTATCAAGGTACATAGTACCATCCGAATCTTCTTCTTCATCTACGTATTGATATATAACTTCCATGAAAGGCATATTAGCTGTATTATCTTCTTTGATAGCAATCTCAGATTCGGCTGTGGAGGTAGCCTCTGGAATTGTTTTGCCGTCAACCATCTTAATCACATCAGTTAGGCCTGCTTTGGTTTGTAGCATACCTTGAAATTGACCTTTTGCTTGTGGGCGAATATTATCAAATGCATAGTTTACTTTCTTAGCAGTTGCTGGGTCTAATATAATCTCACCATCATCTACAAATATTTTTGTAGGTTTTTGTCCATCTGCGGCTCTTCGTATCTGCATGATAACATTCTTATCAGCATTTTTACGATCACTATCAGATGCCTTTTCATCTCTATCGGCTTCGTCACCGTACTTTTCAAAATCGTTGTCGTCCATTTCTACAACCTCCACGTTGTTAGCTAGTGTGTCTAGCCATCCTGTAATACGTTCAACAGCAACCCCTTTATCAACATCATCTTGTGAAAGTTGATCTGTACTAATAAAGTGACTAACTAATTGTTGATAGAAATCATCATTATCTGTAATGTCATTTCCTTCTTTAAAATTATTCCACGCCTCTTGATTATTTGCAAGTATATCTTTTAAAATATCGTCATCACGTGAATTAATATCTGCTTCTTTTACATTAATGGTAACACCTGCTTTTTCAATAGCATCAAGTGTACCTTTATCTAATCCGTTATCTTTATCAAGTTCAACTGCATTTGGATCTTCTTTACCACCTGGTAAAGCTGATTGATCTTGTGCGGCATCTTTTTCTTGTTTGCGAACGGCGGAACCTTTAGCTGGTGGCGTAGGCTTAACACTAGCCGTTACTGGAGTAGCACCAGAAGCAGGTATAGTTCCTACTGCTGGATCAGCTTCGACAATATTAATAAGTTTACGCATGTTCATAATTAATACTTTCCTTGTCTTAATCCTGTTGGTACAATATTAGTTGACCTGTCAATTACATCATCAAATTTATCTAATAGATTGTACATTGTAGTAATCTGATCATGCAAGTCTCCAACCCCTGAAGCACCTTCCTGAGTATCTAGTTTTGCTAGTTCTTCAACTTCTTGCTTTAATGCATCTACTGACATGAAGAGGTTGTTTAATTGATCAGTCTTATCATCATCAACACTATCTTCGTCTAGAGGTAATTCCATTTGTCCCATTCTGTTTGCATCAGCTATAGCAGACATATACTTGTCGTATTCAACACCAAAAGTTCCTACTACACCATCTAACCATTTCATTATGATTGGCCTAGCATCTGCAGTTGGATCTTGATCTCCAGCATCTCCTAAATTGTCATACAATGTATCGTCACCAAATGCAAAAGAAATTTGATTTGTTGCATTTTCGCCACCGTCACCTAATGCTATAGGATTTTGCATTAACATATTCATCTTAGCTACTTGATCATCAGTAGTTGGTAAAGCCCAGGTGCCTTCTGTAACCATAACGGCATTAATTAATTGTCTCATATTTTTCATTTGACTAAGTCCTTTATTTTTTTATGTGTAGCTCTTCCTCTTCCTTCTGGTAACGGAACACCATTCTTAACATAGTATACTTTTCCTGTAGGACTAAGGTAATGTCCCATTCTCTTAGAGTCTCCTGCAATCCATTCCAAGTCTTTTGTTTTAATTGCAAGTACTTGTCCATTTGGTTTATACAAGTACATAGTTCTTCCGCTTTTTGAAAGACGGGCCTGATCATAAACTACAGCACTCTTTTTATTTGACGAAGGTGCACCATATATTCTTTCAGCTTCTCTCTTACCAGCTTCTCTTGCGGCTCTAACTCTTGCTCTGTCAAGCTCTCTACGTTTTGCTTCCCATGCTCTTCTTTCAACACGTCTATTAGCATCACGTTCTCTTTTTAATTGTTGATAGTTTGGTGAGAATACCTGTCCAATAAGTGAACCAATATTTTGATCCAAATCAAATGTCTGTGCTCCTGCATTATCTGCGGCACCCATTGCAATACCAGCCGCCATTGCGGCAGGAACAATCTTCTTACCTACTTTTTTCATTGTATCTTTAAAGTCTTCTGTCACGTTTCCGTAATAATGAATTTCATCATAATCCCCTACAAAATTATCTAAGTGTTGAAGCACAACAGATTCACTGACTCTGCTAGAGATCTTTTTAATTAATTTACCTTCATGCATGAGTCTTATCTGTATCATAGCTTAAACTTTTCCTTTGCTTCAGTTAAAACTTTAATACCAATCTGTACTGGTTCAATATGTTCTCTTGTAATTCCTCTTGATCCTCTTCCGCCTTTACGTCTAATACGTTCTAGTTGGTTGTATGCTGATACAATAGTTTCTATAGTATTGGATAATTGATAGATATTTTGTTTGGCTGTAAGAAATGTCATTCCACTTGCTCCACCTTCTTTGAGATCATTTGCTAGTGCTTGTGCTTCGGTTCTTGCTTTCTCTCTTAGCCCTTCTAATGTATAACGTCCTGCTCCACCTAATACTGCTACTTCGGTTTTGTTCATTGGATCTTGTCTATCCATTTTGTAAATAACACCATCATGGTCAACTATGTTAGCTTCACCTAATTTTGCACTCTCTTCTGTCCAATGTTTTCCTGGTGTACTTTTACGAAGTTTGGCTAAAGGTACTTTAGCAAACTGAACAACTTTTTTAAAAATTTCCCAGTCGCCTAATTGTTTTTCCCATCCACCAGCACTACCTTGTAATGTTGCGGCGTTAACAATTCTTGTTGCTTGATCTGGAGTAACAGCAATAATCTGTCCGTCATCTAGTTTAACATCTTTTGGCGAAGGATCTGTGTTTGTAGAAATTTGTTGTAGTACTCTATATACACTACTTTGCTTAACAGCTGGATTTTTCTTTTGGCCTAGACCAAATATTTCATTAATTTCAGCTTCAATTAGATCTGCACCTTCGGATTCATATACGCCTTTACCTATATAACTAGGTCCACCGTAATTCTTTTGTCCTACTGCTTTTTTTGCATTTTTTCTTTTTTGTCTGCGGGTTTTACCTTTAACAAATAAAGGATAAGCAAGTCCACCAACATCAGCAGAAGCAGTAGAAGTACTAGCGGCGCCACCGCCACCCTCTCCGTCTTCATGTACAATATCTCTAAATTTCATAGTTTTATTCCTCGTCTATTTAAGTAACTACTTTCATTATATTTAGTCAAATGTAAGTGGTTAATACCTTCTTGTAATTTACTTAGTTGCACATCTTCCGCACATACAATACTTACAAACACATATTTGTCCTTCGATACCATGATTATATGGCTCTCGTCTAAAGTCTTCCATTACTGGCACACCACAGTGGCTACCCCGACCGCAGTTGTTACAGTAATCCATAGATAATTCTCTTTGTTTTTTATTGTTCATATAGATACTTATCCCGTATGTGTTGCCATGTACCTACGGGACTCTTTGAATGTATCCATTGTATTTGACATGAAACTGTTATTCTAACACCTGGACCTTGTATAACATGATGAGGTAGGTTAGTTCTTAGTAATGCACTAGGTACAGAAGTAGTTGTAGAGTGTATGTAGTCTGGTGCATCCTCCCAAGAAAGTCTGCCTTGTCTTAATGCGGTTATCCATTCTGTTGCATATATTCTACTATTCTTTCCTTCAAATATAGCACTATCAGCTTGAGGAAGTTTAACATACTCAACCTCATCTTTGTTTGAAGGATACCATCTTATAATCCCTGGTACCTCTGCCATTTCGTAATAACTAAGTCTTGCTTCTAAAGGAAATACATCTCCTTCTCTTGTTTTAGTAGAATCTATATGTACGTTTCTACATTGTTCTATATCAGGAGTAGGAGGAGAAACAAATAAAGTCATAGCTCTAGCACATAAACCTAATGGCCTTAGCAAGTCGTTGGCTTGTTTATATGAGTTTGGGAAAAATTCCTTTACATTACCATCAGCAACAGACAAGTTTGTCATCTTGCTCATTCCAGGTAGATACTCTTTTGCAAAATGCATTGCAAAGTTATTCTTCTCTTCTGGATCTAACTTTAAGTCAAGTGGAATAAAAAAATCTTGATTGTAATTAATCTCTTCTTGTAGGTTCCAAATTAGATTTTTCTTGCCCATATAATTCTCCAGCAATCCAGAAAGGAACACACATTATTGTAATAATCAAGAAGTATGAACCCAAGAAAATATAAAACCCTAACACCATTCCTATAACTATTGTCAAATAGAAAGTGTTAAGCATATAAAACATTATAGTATATTTGTCTGTCATTGTCAATTACTTATTGGAAAAATAACAGGCATACCTTTCGTTTTCTCTGATGGAATCATAGTTACTTTTGCTCCTGTACCAGAACCAATAATACATGCAGTACCTCTGTCTGCTGAAAATTGTACAATAGTAAATTCCCCATTGTCTCGATTTAGAGAGACAACATAACTAGTTCCTGCTTGATCCTGGCCGTCTCCAACAAATACTGGTAATTCGTTATATTTGTTTTTGAGATTATCAACAACTATTGCCGTGACTTGGCAAATCACTGGTTTAAAAGATTGTTGTGGCTGTGGTACGACCGGTTGCGATGGTGCTTCCGGTTTAATTTCGTTATCAGTTGGGGCGGCACTACTTTGACTAGCAAAAGCTATTAATATACCTATCATCATAGCAACCGCAATATTAAATTTATTCATAGCGGCTCCTTTGTGCTTACACTTTATTTATATTAACATGTTGATGATATAAACCTAAAGTTTATGTGTTTAAAGCATACGAGTTATGCTTTTGCTTTTGTAAGACTTAATTGTGCATATACCTCTGACGGCCTAGCACTACTAGGAACTAAACTTATGCTAAGACTAGAGAAATGTCCTGCTTCTATCATCTTAACAAACTCGTCACCTGTATTAACCATCACATATTTTAATTGTGGAAAGTTAATGCCTAATAATCCGTCCCATCCATAATTTGCTTTATAAGCCTCATAGTTTGCTTTACCGTACATTCTTTCTGCTACAACCGGATCGTCTTGCATCATTGCGGCAACAAACGGAGCTGGGTCTTTAAAGACTTGTGAAAACCATTTTGTAAGTATATCTTGTCTTTGTTTCTTCTTTTCAGGATCGTTAAGTGGAAGATCTAATGCAAGGTAAGGAACTGCTCGTTTAAGTCCAAGTCCTTTACCACCGTTCTCAAAGTGTTGGGCCATACTAGGAAGTTGGCTCCAGTATTCTTTTGCTACTATGTTAGTAGGTCCACCTTCACCAAGACGTCCGCCTCCAGTAGATGTTTCGGCTTTAACTTCAATCCCTTTACCTGCGGCTTCAATATCTCCACCATCGCTTTTTAATCTGATTTTATTAGATAGCATAGCAAGTGCATATTCACCAGGGCCTTTTTGTTTTTTACCTGCACCTAATGTTGCCATAGATTGAAATACTCGTGTTGCTGTTTCGTCACCGCCAAAGAAGTCTCTAACACTTCCTACACCCGGATTAACAATTTTGCCAACATCAACAACATTGCCTTTTTCTAGTTTGCTTAGAAATGTACTTAGGCTTTTATAATTAACACCTGCATGGAATATAATTTGTGTAAGTGTTTTTAAAAGAGGTTCAAGTTGGAAAGTATCATCTTCTGTTGGAGGTCCAAATGCTTGTGCAATCTTACCTGATATATCATCATTATGCAATGTTCTAAAAATTCTATCAAGTATCTCAGCATCCTGTTCGTTATCTGCCTGAAGGCCAGAAATCTTTGCAATAATAGCCTGTTTAGTTTCTTCGTCTTCTTTAAGTAACTCTCTTAGTAACATATACTTTAACCTTTATTCTTAATAATAATCTTTTTTGTTTTTTCTAACTTCCTAATACGGTTTTCTAAATCTTCAACCTTAGATGTTAGTTTTGGATTTATCTTTTTCCATCCCTCTGGATCGTGTTTAAACCAAGTCCAACCCCATCTGTCAACAAGAAAATTTAATATGTTATCCCATTTGGTAAACACCCAAAATGCAATATATGTATCTTTAACCCAAAATAGAAACAAGGCTCCAAAAATACTTCCAGCAATACCTGTGTATATCCATAGCCTATCAGTTGCTAATTGTGTTAACATATCCCACATTACTTTTCTTCTCCGTATTTATAATCAAACTTCATGTTAGCAACACCTTGTTGTGCCTTTTCAATTACATCATCAGCAATATCAGGTCTGTAACTCTTTAGTGCATTTAAGATTGCACCTATATTATCTAGGTCTGTTGCTTTTCCTTTATCGCCAAATAATCTCTTGGCAATAGTTTCTGGATCTTTTGTAGCTTCTCCAGTAACCTCATCTACTAAACCATTCTTAAAAGACCATTTTAAGTTTGGATTAATACCTCTTGCAATAGCACTTTTAAGTATATGCCTAAAAACACCTTTTGCTGATCCTGGCTCTCCTCTTCTAGACCACCTAGCAAATTGTCCATCTCCTGGTGTGCTAATGTCTAAGTCTACTTGTAAGTATTCGTCAGTTCCGGGAATGGGTGACATAACTGCAAGACCGTCACCTCCCTTTTTAATATGTGTATCTTGGATGCCTGCTCCAAGTAGTTTGCTAGTCAACCATTCCCTGAACTTGTTCATACTAACTTTAGCATCTTCACTAGGATCAACTTTCATAAAGTCAGTTGGATCTAAGTTAGTGTCACCATCGCCTGTAATTTTGTTTGGATAGATTGTACTCCCTGTTTTATTTTTAATTAAGTCTATGCCTAGACGTGAACCTAATGCTTTTAGGGTGGCATCTACTTCTGCTGTCGTAGCATTCTGTTTAGTAAGAAGTTCTTTAGTTGTAGGGTCCTTGAACGCATGTCCACCTTCGTTGATAGGTATACGTCTTATTAAAATAGTTTCAACATCTGCTGTTGGTACTAATAGATCCCTGAGTAACATATCTACTTCTTCTTTTTCTTTTTAATTTCTTTATTAAAAGAAATAATCATCTTATCTTTAGTCAAACGACCATCGAGTTCAATATTATGCTCTTCTCTGGCATATGTGTCAAGTGCTTTCTTTGTCATCTTTTTTAGTTCGGTTGAAGTCTTGGCTTTAGTAACCAAAACAATTGGCTCAGTAATAGCAGATGGTTTTACCTCTACTACTTTTCTATAAGCCTTAGCAAGTTTCTTATCTTCTTTGGTTTCTTCTGGTCCACTGAAAAAAGACTTAATTGCTTTAAAAAATCCCATTGAATTATTCTCCTATCTTAATTCTATACTTATTTAGCAAGTGTAGACCTGCGTTGAACCCTGTAAACTATCTTTTTAGAAAACGACTTGGATGTTGCGGCTTTAGCTTGAATGCCATGTGTAGCATGTAATGCTGTTGCAGGGTATAAAATTACAGATCCAGGAACATGCCCAAACATATGAGTCGGTCTGCCAACTCCGTATCCTCTTCTCTCATGTACAGATAAAGCATTATCAGGGCTTATGGTTTCGTAAAATAGTAGCTCGCCTGCTTCAGAGTATGCCCATTCTTTATTAATATGAACTAACAAAGAATAATATCCATTATCCTCAATTTCATCTTCTCTCCAATCCTGATCCCAATCTCTATGTACACCGTTGCTTAAACCTCTAGCATTGGCACCAGCGATACGTCTAGTTGAACTAGACTTGCCATTAGCATATGCTACAAAGACAGGAGTTGGATCTCGTTCATCAAATTTTCCATTTGGCCCGGTGTCATCTCCCCAACCTGGAATATCCATATTATCTTTATCGTACCATATATGCCTAGCACCGGATACTTCTTCGCCATGCCCATCTAATGTAAGTTCATTGTTAAAGAATGTTTTATTCATATAGTCAAATAGATTCCAGACTGGAAGTGCTCTTCTTTTAACACTAGTTTCGTCCCAGCCGTATGCTTGTCTAACAATACTACGCAATTTAAGAATACCGTCGTCTTCTTCAGGCAGGAGATGGTGGTGTGGCCACAAACCTTGCTCATTAATTCTTGCTTTTATAAGCAGTTGCATGTTTAGGTTGGTACTGTGTATTTTTTTTAATTGGGCAAGTTTTGTTTCAGTTAGTAATCCTTCGTTTACTGCTTGTTCATATGAATCATTTCTTTCTGTCATTGCATACCAATCTGTGTTATTGACATGTTTGTTTATTTCGTCTAATAATGATAGATCTTGAATCTGATAAGACTCAATTTTAGGTATACCCATTGACAACTCCTTTAACTGCTAAGTTTATTTATGCGTTAAATATCCAAGCCTTTGCTTCGCCTTTGTTTAACATTAATCCTGTTAAACGAGTATTACCACCTATTAATTCTAAACCACCATCTGGCCAACGGGCAATAATAGGTAATTCAACTCTTTCTTTATCTAGAGCTTGTACAAATCTTTTCTTCTTGTCTGCATCTAATTCGTGCCATGTATTTCTAAACTTTTCGCCGGCATCTGTATTGTACATTAAATTAGATAATGCATCATTAATATTAATTATTCTTCCGCTACTAGCAAGATCAATCCATGCCTCTTTACCCATTTTTTCAAATTGAGGATAACGCATAGCTTCTTCCCATTCGCTATCAAAATCTGGTCGAGTGTAATCTATATCTTCTGTAACAGGATAACGTATCATAGTTTCTCTATAACGAAAGTCTTTATTTCTTCCTTTGTTAGGAACAAACCCAAAACGTTTATAAAATTGTGTAAGTCTTGTTTTAGATCCACCGTAAGTGTTATCTGGTGTTAGTGCGATAATAGCACCTTCTGCATCTGCTTTGTCTGTTAAGTCGTTCATTACCTTAGAGCCAATACCTGTATTACGCAATTCTTTTGGTACAGCAATTTTACTTAATACATAACCTTTTTTAGCATCTCCGTGTAAGCTGACTTCAACGTCATTAAGCTCTGGGTCCTCTTTTACAGTTTTATTGTATTGCTTTGTTAATGCTTTGCGTCTTTGATGCTTGGTAGGCTTTTTTGGTTCTTTCCAGTTAGGTAGTTTTGGATCTATAACTCTTAATGCTACTGCATCTTCATTTATCTGTCGTATTCTTTCAATAGCATAGTTTCTACCGGTTACAGTATCTACCCATTCCCATTCGTTATTTTCTAATTGAAAAATACTCCACTCGCCGGCATGTCTTAAATTATTATTGAGAAATTTTGAAACTTTGTATTCCTTACCATTGTAGTCTAGTAAGTATGCACCATCTTCTTCAGGATGCTTTTTAATTTTGCCTTCTGTTAGTTTAGGATCTTGCCCTGGAGTAATATTAAAAACTTTATCTAATTTTGCTCTAAGTTCAGCAATGGTATTTTCATCTGCTTGATACTTGAGGCCAATGCCGCCTGCGTGAGCCCATGCTTGTATGTTAGCACCTCTATCGTCAATTAATATATTAGCACTACCATCTGGATTTACTGCATACTTCTCTTTTGTATTTGTAAGTATAATGGTTTTAGGTTGTGTGCTTAATTCTCTTTTAATCCAAACTTTCTTCCATTGTCCGCTATTCTCATGGTCGTTACGCAACGGAGAGCTATTAATATGATACTCTCCAGTATATGATTTTGCTAAATCAACTAGTGTATTAGCAGTAGGAAACTTAGGAAGTGTGTTAAAGAAATCAGTTCCTATCATATCATCTAATGTAGTATTAACTTGATCAGGCGGAATATCTTTCCAATTTTTAACGCCTGCCTTTTCAGACCATGCTCCAAAGAAGTCTGCAAGTACGCCATCCATGTCTAGATAAATTTTAGTGTTATTATTGATCATACTGTATTTAACCTACTAGCAACTTTCCCCAGGTATCAAACTCCGCTTCCCCTGGCGCAATTTTATCTAATCCTAAATCCATAGGATGAATACAAATGTCTCTATTACATACTACTGCATCTTCTAATAACTTAAAATCATCTATACGACCGAGCTTGACAAACTTACATACACTAGACCATACCTCGCCACTAAAATTAACATCAATTGCTTGTTGCCCAGCTCTGCACTTCCATCCATTAAACCAGTTTTGTCCACCTTGTTTAAATGTTGTTTCGCTAACTTGCTTAATAGTAGAAGTACTTCCGTCACTAAAATATACAAAAGAGTTTTCTTGTTTAAATTTAGACTTTTCTCTTTTACGAGTTGCTCTATAAATTATGTTACGTTCTTTCATCCATCTACTCTGCTCTGCACTATATTCGTAGATGTGTCTATTTCTTTTATGACTATTGTCGTGTAAAGGCCAAGCATGTATATACTTTTGAAATTTAGGATCTAAACCATTAAACATTTCCATAGTTCCTTTTTCCCAGTTACCTGGATCGCAAACTAAGTTAAATTGAGTCTGTACTCCAGCAGGAACAAGGAATTCCATTTTTTCATTAATCTGATCCATGTTTGTTGTTTCATGATGTAATGATATATTCATTCCAGCAGGTAATGTTTCTAGCCCTTCCCAAAACTTTAATGGTCGACTTAGATTAGTAGTAATACATACATCACTACCCATATCAACTGATAGCCTATGAACTATTTCTCCAAACCTTTTATGTACTGTTGGTTCTCCTCCAGATAGCATAATATGTGATCGTCGATTGTCTTTTAATATATCATATTGCAATCTATGTAAGAAGATATCAATTTCTTCATTAGTAGGATGTCCAGGTTTACGGCCCATATGATAATCTCCGGCTTTTAGCCATGGAGGGCAGTAAGTACAGTTATAGTTACAGAAGTCAGTTAGATGCCAAAACATAATAAATGCATTGCTGGCTTTTTTAATTTTAATTACTTTTCTGTTAGATTGTGATTGTTGTTCGTTATATTGCATTTCATTCCTTTGGTTGGCCGGTGCATATGTACTTACCAAACCCCGTCAAGCGAGGCCCGCCTCGCTTTACAGTATTTTTATAAGCGGTAGCTTAAATTTTTTTATTAGTTAACTACGCACTTTTATTTAATACTTGCTAAAACCACGGCACCTATACCGTACTAGTATAGTTAGTGTACACTGATCCGGAGTGTTTGTCAACCTGTATCTGTGTCTTTTTCGTTTGAGCGAGTCTTTTGTGTGTTCTACTGCTATGTCATACTTAGAGTATGCCTATAGCTCTTGCCGACGAGGTTTCGCTGTCCACTAAAATCAAGACGTTAATCCGTCAAGTGGTCTAAAACTTTAGATACTTTTGTGCTATGTCTGGATAGTGTTCTAGTATATGCTTGTGTAGTTTAGCTATTGATTCTTTGGTGTTGACAAAGTAATTTGCAAGATCTTCTGTGTAACGCATTGCATATTCTCTATTTGTCTCAGCTTCAAAGTACTCTTTTAAATTGTATTCTACTTCGTTGATACAAATCTTTTGTTTAACAAACAAATCATCTTTGGTTATTATATTACTTGATGTGTCTTGTGAAATAAAATTGTACAAGCAATCCAGTTGTAGTAGACGCACTTGCATAAAGTTTTCTTTTATTCTTTTACCTTCTTCCGGCTCAACAGGAGGTTTTTTATCCTGATAGTTATGTACTGTACCTTCAGTTTTGTATTCAAGTAGTACAGCAAGTGAGAGTACACTTCTGCTGATATCATTGGCTATTATAATAATGTCATCTCTTTGTGGTGTTGAGACTAACATGTGTTGTTGTAAATTTTGCTTGACAAAGAATGGACGTTCTGTATTTGGAAATATTTTTACTACAAAAGGTACTCTGTGCTTTTTTAGTTTTTGTATATACTGCACACGATGATTATACTCTTCTATTATACTGAGCAATAAATCTTCTTTGCTGTTGAAAGTTCTAGTGACTTCTTTTAGAGGATGTCCTACGGGATCTCCGTGTGCAAGTCCATATCCCTTGCTCTCCCAACGTTCTTCGCTACGAACTAGAAAATCCGGATCGTCAAAGTCCAAATCAAATACATCAGTGTCTACAACGCAATAGGTATGCTCAACGGCTTCTGTGCGTTCATCATGTATAAAGTGCTGAACTAGACTTTGGTAAAAGGGTCTCCATTTGTGTTCGCTGTCTCTGCCTCTGTCTAACCATGCAGGCAATCCTTGTTCCTGCTTATTATTATGCATAGCACCAAAATTTAACCACTCTCCTAAATCAAGAACCTGTGGTGTACCATGCACATTCTTTTGTAGCCATTTGTATATTTTAAGCATGGCCGTGCTACCGCTACGTGGATGGGAATATATTATCATTCGAATGTTATCCCATACTTGTCTACTATATCTGGATATCTAGAAGTTACAATATGCTTGACTTGTTTAACTATTTCTGCAGAGTTGCTATGGTAGTCTTCTATTGGGTTTGCATAAGGTATAGGAATTTCTTTATAAGAGTCTTTCTCTGCATACTCATCAAAGGATATTGTTTTGCCTTTGTGTAAAACTGCATTGTCTTTGAATAGCTGTGTGTTTGTGATCACAGTTGAATCTTTACAACCGTGTCTCAGTTCATGATATAAGGCTAGTATTGCTCCTAGTCTGTTTCTTACTGACACTTGCTGTATCTCAGGAGGATTTGCATCTGGTACTAGTGGCTCGTATTCAGCCGTTTCGTAATTGTGTGCTCTTGCTTTTAGTTTGTAGTTGTTTAGTAATGCTCCGCTCATTACACTACGAGCAGGGTTAGTTGCTAGTAGAAAAATATGATCGTATTTCCTAAAGTCAAAACAATCATCCAACAGAGGCGGATACTTCTTGATCTCGGGTTGACGATCGGGCTCAATGAGTCCTATCTCATAGTACTTGCTTCCTTTGTCTATAAAATGGCTGGTCCCGTTACGCAGGAAATGTTTACATGTAAAAGGTATTTGATTGTTGTGTAAATGATCAATATACCGTACTCTTGCTCTAAGCTGATCTAAAATTATGCCGCGCCAGTTGTCTTTGGTAAACAATATTTCTTTCTTAACCATTGGCGACTTCCAGCGGCCTGCCAAATATTCATTTATTCCATCCTGCCAGTTATTGTCTACTGGAATATCATATACTCCTTGGTCTAGTACATTTAGATTCCACAGAAAAGGTTCTTTGTTTTTGCCAATTATAAAATGTTGTATAACAGGAAATGTATTAAAGTGCCAGCCATTATTGTTGCCATCTCCATTGGAGCCAAAGTTTAAAAACTCTGATAGCCTTGTTCCAACTCCGCCTTTGTACGTTGGGTTAAGTGCATAATGTAGCATTCTGCAAAATGCACTACTACCGCTACGAGGATGTGAAATCACTATCATGCTGTTACTTATTTCTTAACGTGTTATAGAGTCCGTATGCTCCTAATACACCTGCACAAAGTATTAGTGCGAATGCAATAGGACGATCTACAAAAATCATAAACGATCCGTCGCTAAACATCATTGCTCGTCTAAAATATTCTTCTAGCATAGGACCTAGTATAAGTCCTAACATCAACGGTGCTACTTCTAATCGTAACATTAAACATATGTAACCTGCAAGTCCAAGCACGGCAGTTATCACAACATCATTTACATTGCTATTAATTGAGTAAATGCCAATACAACAAATTGCAATTATGATAGGATACAATGTATTGTAAGGAATACGCAATACTGTTACCCATATCTTAATAAAAGGAATGTTAAGTATCACCAACAGTAAATTACCAAACAACATGCTAATTGCCAGTCCCCAAAACAGTTCAGGTTCTCTACTAACAATATCTGGTCCGGGTACAATACCTGTTAGCAACAATGCACCTAGCATTAGTGCCATTGTAGCATTTTCCGGAATGCCCAATGACAACAATGGAATAAAGCCTGTTTGACTTGCGGCATTGTTTGCACTCTCAGGAGCGGCTACACCTTCAATAGCACCTTCACCGTATTCAGCATCTTTATTGCCATACTTCTTGTCTACAGCATAGGCCGCATAAGAACTAATAGTACTACTGCCTCCTGGGATTAGTCCAAGGAAAGATCCAATAAAGGATCCTCTTATACTTGGTGGAATAATACGTTTGAATTCTTCTTTACTTGGAAATAGTTGAATAGTTCCTTTGTATAGTTGCATTGCTTCATCTTTAGTTATGTTCTTAATGATCTCCGCAAATGCAAATAATCCAATAGCAACAATAGGAAACGATATACCGTCTTCTAGTTCATCAAAGAACGCAAAACGTATTACCCCGGTTTGTATATCTGTTCCTATAGTTCCTATAAGCACACCAATAAAGCACATGCCTATCCCTTTAAAAATATCTCCTGTTGTTAATATGCCAACACTTAAAAAGCCCAAACCTATCAATGCACAATACTCTGCTGGTCCAAACTTTAATGCAAGTACACTTAGCATAGGTGATAACGTTACCAATAGTATCGTAGCAAACACACCAGCAATAAAAGAACTAAAGCCTGCGGCAAATATTGCCGGTCCTGCTTTGCCTTTTCTAGTCATTTTGTTTCCGTCTATGCAAGTCATTACTGCACTACTCTCGCCAGGTGTGTTTAGTAATATTGCAGTAGTGCTTCCGCCGTATTGTGATCCGTAGTATATTCCTGCTAACATTATAATACTTGGTATTGGACCAAGTCCGTATGTTACTGGTAGTAGCATACTAATTGTAGCAGTAGGACCAAGCCCTGGTAATACACCTACAAGTGTTCCTAGTACAATACCAAAGATACAGTACAGCCAAGTGTAATTGGAAAAGACCGTTTCAATTCCTAAGTATACTAGTTCCATATTACAACACTCATTCCTAAGCCATATTTAAATGCCACTAGTAGTGCTATAATAAAAAGCCAACTTACTAGAAACCATTTGAGTTCATATTTCGGATTAAGTAATCCACTACCACTCATTATTAATCCCAATGCAGTAGCGGCACCAATATACGGCCAAGCATAAGACATTCCTATAATCAATGCTGTGATAAAAATAGGTCTAGCAATCTCAAAACTAACAACACCGTATGTTGTTGTGGCTATAGATCTTAACACTTGTATTACACCTAGTACTATTAAACCAAGACTAATAAAGAAAGGAAACCACCCTGGACCCATTTCTTCTATTGTTCCTGTTTCGTAAAAGAGTAATCCGTATGCTCCGAAGAACGTTCCTACTAATAAAAACACAAATCCTGTCAACAGGTGTTCAACGTTACGAATAAACATACACTTATGTATATCGGTTATTCCAACTAAAGATACCAATTATAAATATCAGTATGCACCTCACAATAATTATAGATCATGTCAATATCACATATAAACTAAATGACAATCCAGTAACTAAAAAGTTTATAGAAATTGCAGACTACATGAAAGGACAACCAATTCCTGATTGGACAACATGGTGGAGACCTAATCTAGGTGAGCTATCAATGGAAGAGGAATGGAATAAACTAATTGTGTTTGCAAATAAATGTAACTTACCTATAAGCGATCAGTATGATGCAAAAGTATTAAATGATTTACACAGAGACTTCCATGCAAACGTAGAACCTAGTAATTCTGTAATGGAGGACATGGCCGCAGTTAACACACAAATACATTTAGTAGAATCTGTTGCAAATATACAATCTGCACCAAGTTATAGATGGACACCTAAGTTTGGAGCATACCAGTATAATAAAGATATGCATTATCAGATACCTTTAGAGTATAGCGACTATCAATACTTTAAAGAATCTGAGTATAGTAAATTAATGATGGGTTATAATACTGTGGGAAAGAATATAGGACATTGTGCAATGGATAATGATATAGATACAGTTAAGCAGGATATGGTACGACCACAGTTACATGCTAGTTGTGAGATTATTGCAAACCTTAATAAGCCTAGTTGGGTATCAGAAACTTACAATCCAGCTCCATTTAATAGTGTGGGCAAAACAGAAGAATGGATTGAAAGAAATAATTTACATAGTTATATTGACATGAGTTTACCTTATAATAAAACTGGCTCAATGACAGCAGAGATAGGTGATTTAGAAACGCCGTTGTCTGATGAAGACTTATCGTATATTTTTAAGAAACAAAGTATTACAGAAATAATAAGAGACTAAGGACAAATCATAGGAGGCGGGACTGGTCTTACATCTCTAGCCATTTCACATGCATATTGTATTGCTGGAATTTGATGTAAGTGATGTGATGCAATTAAGAAAAGAGCACCTAATAAAAAAGCAAATAAAACATATAGAATTATAATTCTATTATCTGTAAAAAGTTCCTGTAGCTTCAATCCCATGTTCTAGCCTTTTCATAACAAGTTCAACATCGTCAGATGTTTGATATCTAATAACTGTATCGTACTCATTATTATGTATGCCTTCTATTAGGATCATTTCTCCCAAAGCATTAAAGACTGCAAACTCATATTTGTTAGGATCGTTTGGTTCTTTAAGCACAGATAACTCAAAGCCGTTAATCTCTGTTCTGGCTCTAATTAATGGTAACCCATTTGGATCTGCTTTAAATTGTAAATCATCAAATTTCATTTTGTCTCCTTTATATAATGAAATGGTAAAACTCTAGGCTTTACTTTTGCAATATGCTCCATGTGTGCATCTGCTTCTTGTTTAGTTTCAAATTGTGCTACTGCAACTTCATCCTCAATTTTAGGAATATACATAACTTTATAATTCATTTTCCATTTCCCAAACATTGTAGACATCTGTAAATGCTCCCCACATAGCAGAATACTCGTTAACATGTTCTTCTCGCCATGCCATCATTTCATCAATTTGTTGTTTAGGAATTAAACCTATTTCTTCAACATTATAAAAGTCAACAACAAACTCTTCTACTGCATTATATGCCTCTCGTTCAATGTACTCTTCAACTTTGTACATTCTTGGCCAATCAAATTTTTCCATTATAACTCCTCCTATACTAGTCTTGGAACTCCAACACTTCAATCATTTTTTGTAATTTGTCTTTTGCTTGTCTTATATTTACTGCAGGCACCCATGCTTGTCCTACACCATGGGCATCATCAACTTTACGGATTTCAACTGCAATATTCTCGCCACCTGTCTTTGTCATTTTTAAAGGACTAGGACTAGTAAAGTTTAAAACGAATACTGTTTCTTTTGGTTTGAAATCTATGATGTCAGCCATTATAGCTCTTCCCATATCCCTATAAATTCTGCTACTGCAAGAAAAGCGGCTAACATGATAACTGACCCTGTGTAGGCGGAGGCTAAACAACCTGATAGCCTAACTGCACTCTTAACCAAACTTAAATAAAAGTGCTTTTTACTTACATCAACTGGTTCCATTTTTCTTTTCCTCTTGCATTTTTGATATTACATCAGCGGCAACATTTAGTTGGTCTGATAAATGATTACATAATCCAAGTAAACTAGAACCTTCTCCTCTGATTCCACTCCAGAACTTTCTATATTCAACAGGATCACTTCTCATTGGAAAGTTATCTGCTTCTTTTAAAAGCTCTTGAAATTTAGAAATAATTTCTTTTTGCCTTTCAGCTGGATACATATCCATTACTTGCTCTCCATTATTTGTTGATTAGCCAAATGAATAGTTTCATCATTTGCTAATGGTAATTCTTTTTCAATAATATTAGATTCATATTTTTCAAAATAGAATTTATTAGTTAATTCACCAATATCAGTTCCGTAATCATTTAATGCTTCGTTGCTAAATTGTTCTAATATTACTTTAGCATTAAGCATATCATATTTTACTTTATTCTTTTTTAATATATCACGTATGGTATTATAGCCATATGTTTGTCTACCAATACATTTAAATTTTAATTCTTTACTTTCAAATACCATTTCTTGGCATTTAGGTCTATCGTTATATTTTTTAATACCTGCAAACTTTGCTATATGTGTTTTAAATCTATCTTTAACACCTTTAAGTGTTATACCAACATAAAAAGGAATATCATCATTAAACATTATTCTGTAGATATAACTACCTTGTGGATTATCTAATAAGACATCTTTTAATGTTGTTTCGTAAATTTTAATAGGCTTCATTTATTTTTCCAATGAGACCATATTATAGATATAATAATACCACCGACTAATCCAAATGATAGCCATGCTTGTAAATCAATTTCACCCAACATATTGCATCCATAACAACCATGCTACAATAAATCCCATAAGTCCGTATGCATAACCAGCATTTAGATCTTCTTTAAATGCATATACACCAGCAACAAATGCTAAGATTGCTAAAATAGTAAACATAGTGCCTCCTGTATTTTTATTGTTATGTATATACTAACATACTTTTTTAGGTTTGTCAACCTTTTATTTGAGTATCGTTATTTTATTCCAGGCTCTTTCATGTAGATAATAAAGAATAAACTTAATAACAAAATCAATACTCATAAGACTACTAGCAACAACCATAGATCCTGTGAGGATATATCCTATTACTCCTGTTGCTACAGTACCAACTATTCTCCAAGAAATAGCTTTTGCTATACTTCTTTTATTGCTTTCCATTATCTTTTAAATAACTCCCAGAATTTTCCCATTACTACTAGAATGCCTCCGAATATAAACCACAGTATAGCATTACCCATGTCTGATTCATACCACACCAAAGGTACGCCTACTAACCATATGGTTTTTGCCGCATAACTTTTCCAGTTCCATAATACATATAACAAACCTTCCCAACTACGCATCTTTTTAGGCTTGTCAAATCCAAAGTCAGTTTTCTCTGCTGACATCATTACACTATCACGTTTGAACCAACCCAACCACCAAAAGATTAAACAAGGTAAACCTATCACAAGGAATAGTGCAAATAATTGCCCCCATCCTGATAATTCGTCGCCGTTGTACATTTTATTTTTCTTTTACCTTAAGTAGTGCTAATTCTTTTCCAATTATTTCTCTAATTTGTAACTGGTTGTCGTACATACTATTATGTCCGTTATACTTGGTTAAACAATCTGTTATAGTTATGTTTGACCAGGTAACCTTTTGTCCACTTGGATATGTTACTTCATAATACCTGCCAACTCTTTCCCAGAACTTAGGACGACTGTTTGTCATTTCTTTATCCATTTTCTACTCCGTGTCTTGCTGGTTTTCCGTCTGGACCTAAATTAACAAATACAATTTCGTCTACACTTGTAATTGTTGCTTCTGTACGTTTATTTCTTACATCACATTTAATTGTAATACTAGTTCTTCCTATACTAACTGTTTCCATTCCTATTTCAATAATATCTCCTCTTATTGCACTATGCTTAAAATCAATATTACTCATGCTTCTTGTTACAACTCTATCATTATTAAGTTGACAACTACAATAAATGTATGCTTCTTCATCAATCCAATCTAGTACTCTGCCTCCAAAAAGAGTTCCGTTACTGTTTAAATCTTTATGGGCTATCATTTTTCTAGTAAAGTATTTCATTTATCTTCTTTAGATCCCCAATATACATAAACCAGTGAGTCGCATTTAGGACAACTTAGGTTAGTTACAATTAAATGATCTTCGTCTTCTTCACAATCGTGGTCACCGCCTACGATTAATTCAGTTTGACATTGATAACAGTTCATAAAGACTTCTCCATAAGTGGTAGAATAACAAATACTGTTATTACTAAAATAAAAAATATCGCAGGATAGATAATTGCTCCTACTAAAAAACTATCAACTTTCATTTAAAGTACCACACTAGTGGTAAACATATTGCAAAGAATAATAGTATATGCCATAGCTTTACTAATGGATATACTACATGATAATCTTTCTTTCTAGGATCCATTTCTTTCATATAATCAAAGTCTTCGTCCATTTTATTCTCCTCTATTGTTATTGTTATTCTTTCAGGTATAGGCATTCTGGCTCCTTTTTAAATAATTATATGCTAAATAAAAGCACGTTCATCCATAACATAGGACGGAAGTAGGCCGAAAGCCGAAGGAACGCATTCTTTGTAAAAGGAGGATGTGATATGGATTCATTTACACTATATCAATTTAAGAAGCTTTACAAAAAATATCGTCGTGATATGCTTTGCAGATTCTTAAATGCGAGACGTAGATCTCACCACGTACATTATAGTTAATAATGTGATATGCTTGCGGATTAATTTCCGCAAGTGTTATACACTAAATCTTTGTAAGCCTCTTTTTTCCCAAATATCTGGCCAACGTTTATGCCATTGTCTATATGCCTTACTAAGTCTCTCATATGTTTCTTGGTAGTTCTGTGCTTTTTTAGTTATTGTTATGCCAGACTTCTTTACAAGCATTTCGCGATTGCCGTTGTGCATACGATTATCTTCGTCAAATTCAATAACTGGATTAAAATTTAATAATTCATCTTTAATATCTTCATAAGCATATTCAGCATCAAACCTCATACTAGGAGTAGATGTGCTATTAAACCTTAATAGATTTTCTCGTAAAAATGTTTTTTGCCAAAACCCACATAAGTCAGCTATCTCTGCGGTAGACATATCTGACAGATCAGGATATTCATATACTGGCCTTTTATCAAGTTCATCTTTTCTTGCATGCCAATCTAGTTTTTCATCTTCTTCACCTTGTTCTTTTCTAACTGACTGACGTATCTTTAAATCCATTGTAGACATTAATGATGCTATAAAGTCTTTTCTATACAATTTAATTCTATATACACTAGGATCATTAAAATAGATATCTCCTACTACTTTATTTTGTACAGTCTTTACTTTCATTTCATTAAAATAGATATCCCAGCATCTGGTTCTTTCTTTTAATTCATCTTCAGTTGGATTCTTTTCGTCTTCAAACCATTTATCAATGTGCATCCTATTACCATTTATCTCTGCAAGTACTTTATGATGCATTGGTATATGTTCAATTGGAAGTAATGTAGGAAGAAGTATTTTGGTTAACCAAGGATTATTTGGCTTTTTTAAAATCATTCTCATTAACCAATCTGCTTTTAATTCATTTACCTCTGTGTCGGTTTTTGATTCTAAATGAAACTGGTAATTAAAAGGTTCTAACCAAGAACTCATTGGCTTTCCGCTTACACCATTTTGATAATATCTTGCCCACAGATAAGTCCACAGAGCAGTTGATCCTGATCTTGGTTCGCTTACAATTAATATTTTATCTTTTGTTGGTTTTTCTATTATTGACATAAGTTTATATATGTCAGCGGACTGCTTCTCGCAGACCCATTCCAAGTTTTGCCAACATCAATGCTTCTTTAAATGAGTCCGGAAGGTAATCATTTAATTCATTTTCCAGCACAGGCACATAACCTTTAGACAGTTTTGTCTTTCTTGCTTTTTGTGTTGTATAAGGAATAGATAAATCACCAGTTGCAACACCAAGCAATGGATACCGGGGTAGGTGTTGACCCGTGTGTTCAATAAAACTAAGAGTGCCTTTTGTTTTACCATAAAACACAATACATCGATCTTTGTCTATAGTATATCCCCATATCTTATCTGATCTTTTATCTTTATAATGCAAACAATCAATGTGCATGTTTTGTCTCTGCTAGTTGTTTACTTGCAAGGTTCTTGCACTTTGCTTCTACCATAATATCAAAATGTTCGTTGAACTGTACTGCCCACTCATTACATGCATCATTCCACATGTAATCACTGTGGGCACGAAGTTTTTGTTTCTTGTATCCAGCTTCAAGTAGTGTGTTCATATCAGGCTTTACATCAGCAGGATGATCCGTCAAGTAATCAATTCTACATTGACTGTAGTGCATTGCAGGACGTATGCCACGCCAGCTATCACGTATGCGACTTACTCTATCGTCTGAGGGTTCAATATACTCTCCTGAGTTGACCCAGTGATGGTGTATGTCAAGCACTAGCGGTACATCTTTGGCTAGTTCAAGACTTGCTTCAATACCCCATTTGTTTTCGTCATTTTCGATAGTGATAGTGTTTCTTGCTTCTGGACTAAGACGTGGCAATACTCGTCTAATACCATCTGGACCTTGTCTACCTGAGATATGTACATTGCACTTGAAGTCTTGGAATGTTTGGCCATAGCCCATCCATCTAATAATATCTGCATGATATTCAAATTCTTCTATTGAACGTTCTACTATATCTTCACTGTCACTTGCTAGTACACAAAACTGTCCAGGGTGCATACTCACTCGTACGTCTAATTTTCTAGCAATTTCACCTGCTCGTGCATAACCTTTTGCACACTCTGCTCTTACGTCTGGCTTAGACCAAAAGTATCTAAAGTCAGGTTGTGTGTACATAGGCAATTGATTGCTACCTAGTCGTACCATACGGTGTTGTTCTGGTTGATTACCTGTCCACTCAATCAAGTTGTACATGCTGTCAATATTATGAATCATAATATCCCACATCTTTTGCTCAGCAACTTCTACAGTCTGTCGTTTTAGCCAAGCAACAGTTGTTTGTGCTTCTGTGTAACGGTGTTGTATTTCTTTGAGAATCTTAGGCTTTTGTGTTTGATCTGGATGCATATACTTACATGCAAAACCAACTCTTTGTACATCTTGAGAAAACATTGGATACCTTTTGCTAGAGCTTCAATTATACTCACAGTATAGCACCCAATTCTCTTGTTGTCAACCTTTTAAAACCATTCATATATTCCTCTAAAGGCAAGCAACAAATACATCACTTCCATTAAACTTCGAGGTACGTCTCGGTCTTTATATCCCATATAAATCCATATTACACAACTAGCACAAGCAAATACCCATCCGTGCCATTGTGTATTAGGGTTACCTCCACTTAGAATAAATGCACTGATCATTGCAAGTAAGAATCCTATCCATCTCCATTTATCTAAATTTTTATAGTAACGTATTTTCATATACATATTTAATGTGTTAACGAAACAGTATACAGCCCAAAAAAAAACTGTAGCAAAAAAAAATTTAAATGAAAAGATCTGCGGTGTCATAGTGTGTAAATATGTGGATGCAACCATTAATACAAAAAGAACCCAAACGAATCTTTACCTTTGGCTGTAGTTTTACAAAATACCTTTGGGGTACATGGGCTAATATCTTAGGTGCAGAATTCCCACAGGCAAAATTTTACAATC